ATTAAATTTTGTCTCCAGTTCTGAAACTCCCATGGCGTTGTCATCTCCGTAACACATAAGAGATATAACATCTGCAAATGGTGGAACTTCTTCTCCATCATGCATCACATAATAAGCATACCTCAAGTACAATGAATTCATGATGTTATTCACTATCACCGTAAGAGGATGTCCTGATGGATTAGAGCCAAACATCTGCAATAAAACGCCATTAAACTCATACACAGGCAAACAAATTTCAGTTGCTATCCCACGCATTATTGTAAGTTGACGTTCAGTGTAACCTGCCATTTCTGCTATCTTTATGAGCTGATCAAAAGCACCTAACATCGCTTCAGGAGCAGCTGTCTTATCAAAAGCAGCATAATCCCCAGCTATCATACGTTCAGTGCCAAAAATCGATAATTTCTTTGCCAATATCGTCCAATCTGCTCCATGTGCATTGATCCCAACTGCACACTCAAAATCTATCCAATTCGTTTGTATCACTCGAATTAAGGACAAATAATATTTGCGCGTCAAGCACAGAAATGCAAACTCGCAACCAGCAAACACGCGAACTTTCTTCTTTGTAAACTTCGTAGGTTCATCTTTCAAATTGCCCCGAAATACAGTAAAAATCCGCTCACCTCTTGACAATTCATCTTCCATTCGTTCGACTTCATCCCAAAATTGATCATCGATCTCTAATGGGCATGTTATACCAGGTACTTCCCTAGTACTCTCGCGAAGATAATTCTTCTTCTGCTTGTTCACAGGGAAACCCATGGAAGTGCTCAAATCAATCCTATCAACTGAATTCACTCCATCAATGCCTGCCAATATCGCATCCTTAGAATATGGATGTACCAAAGAAAGCATGCTGGGATGCTTCTCAAAGAAAAGACGAGTCTTCGTATGAAAATCATCACGGGCTTGTTTCATTATGGATGGCCGGAATTGTCCTCTTGGAATAGACATCAAAGATAAATCTCGTTGCCAATGAATCCATGAGTTCATAGCAGTTGGTTTCCCGTGAATACGAGGTAATCCTGTATGTGTTAATACGGAATCGGAGATTGGCGATTTCTTCACGCCTGACTGGAAAGTGCGAGTGCCCAAAGGATGTTCTCCATAAACTAATCCGATAGGCTGCACTCCCTCTTCTGAATCCACTAGAAAATTGGCAGCACTTGATGGTGGCAAAGACTTCTTTGGTGTGAAATCAATACCATACTTCTCAGTCAACATTTCGCCGGTTGAATGACATTCAAGAACACCCTTATCTCTCAAAGCAATCACTGCGGCATCATACTGCGATTTTAACAGCGTGCCTGCCGCACCATACGATTGATCAGTTTTTCCTGCCAAATGGAAGCCCGCAATAACAGGTCCGCGTGTTCGCGTAACCAATGTCATCATGCACAGGCCTTCAAAAGTGGGACGAGGATAATTGTATGTAACTCCATAAAATTTTGCTTTCTTGCTCTCAATATTTTTGGACCCATGCAACTTAAAACCGTCGCGATCAACTTCTCCTTCTGAGTTCTTCCAAATCCCATCTACATAAGTGTCTGGGTATTCGTGGGATTCCAAAGGTAGGAAGCGTGAAAAATCTGGAACATCGCCTCCGCTAGTCAAACACATGAGCAAAAAGTCAGTCCCCGGTATTCGATACCAATTCTCGGGACCTACCATTTGTGTCGGATTTTTGCCTAACACATCTCGCGGCGTTGTTTGGATTTGGAGCAAATACTCTTTATCCTCAAACATATGAGATGGTGCTAACCAAAAATTATTACTCATAGGTACTATATCGCATCTCTTTCGTCGCGACAACTCTTTGTCAATCACATAAACATGTCCTATATGCTTTGCGATCTTCTCTGTCAAATCAGAAAATGTGGTAGTAGAACTAGCCAATGATTTTGGTATACACGTAATTTGCGGTCGTTTCCACGGGCTAGGTGCATCACCATCAATTTTGACTGGTGTTGACACTTCACTGCCCTGAAAATTAAGACGGCCCATCGTTTTGTAAATCCGGTGAATCGCATAAATAGAAGCGCTAACGGCAACAGTGGCCAAAGTGACTTTCAAGATAGCTTCCTGATGTTTCTGAACAGCTTCCAAGATAGTCTTACTGGCTCCACTAATGTGACCTATTGCTCCATGTAGCTTTCGCTCCACGTAC